AGCTGCGTTTCGTCTGCTTTTTTCCACGACTGCTGCAAAAACGTGTCAAGGTCTTTCCAGCACTGGTCTTCCATGTTCGACGTGTCACCGTATATCACGGCATACTTAATTCCCCAGCTTTCATATTCTGGACCCCAGCCCACAACCTCAATTTCAAATCTATCGTCCTGCGTGTCCACGCCTGCGGTCAAATACAGCACTTCTTCTGGCACTTCGCAGTTGTACTTCTCCCTGCGCTTCATCAGTTCGTCGTCTTCTACGGTTTCGCCGTCTTCCTCCCACGTCTGCCCCATTTCCGTATTGGTCCATACTTTCATCAATTCCACATTGCCTTTTTTCATTTCTGCATTGGCAATCAAGAATTTTTCAACCACTTCTTGCCATGTGGTCAGTGTTGACGCAAGCGTGTTCAAATGGAACCCACGCACGGGGTTTTCCGGGTCCTCATGCACAAAGGTTCCCTCTGTAAAGTGTTCTTTCCACTCTGCTTCACTGGATATGACGCCGCATTTGCTGCAAGCGTATTTGATTTCTGACAAGTCCTCTTTGTCAAAGACTACATTTGACCAGACCAGCGGTTGCAGTTCTCCGCAGCACGGGCAAGGCGTGTTCCACTCTCCCCGGCTGCTGTTTTCGTACTCCACTTCTATTCTTGATACGCCCTTGACCGTCGGTGTGGAAATGTCCACTTGCTTCTTGTTCCAGAACGTCGTCTGTCTTTTTGAAGCCAATAGAAGCGGGTCGCCCTCTTTTCCTGCACTGGCTGGGTATGCGTCTATTTCGTCCGCAAGCAATATTCTGATTGTGTGGCTACGCAATCCCGTTGGGCTATTTGCCCCGGCAATAGTGATAAAACCGCCGGGGAATATCTTCTGCATGATTGTATTACCGCTGTTTCGTGACTTTTCGTTTATTCTGTCCGCAAGTACGGGGGTATCACGCAGCATGGGTGACAGCTTTTCTTTTGAAAACTTCTCTGCCATGTCTATTGTGGGCTGTATAACCATAATCGGTGACGGGTCATAATGCACATAGTAGCCAATAGGGTTCAGCACCATTGCGTCTGTTTTTCCCACCTGCGCCGCTGACATTATCACCACTTTTTTAATTGTGATGTCTGTTATTGCGTCCATGATTTCTTTCTGGTACGGGGCTTTTGCTGTCTTCCAGCGTCCCGGTTCTGCGGAAGACCCGGCAGACAGCCTGCGGAATTTATCTGCCCACTGGGAAAGTGTCATTTCCGGTGGCGGCTGCAATACCTT